GCTATTACTTTAGCTTCTTGCAATTGCTTGCTTGATGCTTTTCTAATAAACTTCTGAGCTTCCTCAATATCTCTTTCCACAAATTTTCCATCCACAAAAGCCCACTCCTTACTTTCCATGATACCACGGACATAAGCATCAGGAGCAGATGGATCAGCAACGATGTCAGCTGCGGTTGACAGCATAAAGTCGTCCTGAACAATTTGAACACCTTCATTGTTCATTTTTAGTGAACCAAGTGCTCTGGATGAAACTCCTAGGTTTGCGCCACCGTCTAATAGACCACGTGCAATATTTCCCATTGGCGTTTCCATAATCTTCGCTCTTCCAATATAATTAGTTCCTTCTTTACGAAGTGAAACAATCATATGTGACACACGGTCTAGGTTGATGCTCGGAGTATCTGGGTGACCTAACTCACCGTAAGCACGGTTTTTCTCAACTGATTCCATAATGTAACGTCCAACTTCTTTGTCCATTACAGATTCAGGATACATACGACCGTTACGGTTCTTTAGTTCTGATTGAAGGAATACACCTTCAATAAAGTAATCTTTTTTACCTTTGCGTTCTTCAACAATAATATTAGTAGTGTCGAAGACTTCTTTAATTAGCTTCATTGTTATTCTCCAACAGCGTTAACATTATCGTAAATAGAGAACTGAGCAGTTTCAACCTTAGATGCATAACCGCCAGATTTGTGTAACACTAAAATGATATGCGCTTCGGCACCAGTTACTGTTACAACTAGATCGTCAGTGTTGTTTTGTGTATCAACAAAACCACTTTCGTTAAATTGAATCTTTGCACTATTTTCTGGAGCAAAAGCTAAAACAGGAACACCACCACGAGTTACAGTAATACCAGAACCTAATAGTCCAGTTACAGTAACAGAAGCAATGTTAACAGTTTGAGTTGCACCATCCAACGCTTGAGTTGCTGCAAGCAAATCAGTTTGAAGGTCAATAGTTGCTGAACCATCAGTACCACCAACTTTTACAATAGTTGCTTGGTTATGGTTTTTTAGAATTGTTTTTGTGACAGCCATTTATTATTCCCCGATTCTTTCAAGTACGTGTAAAAAGTTCTCTTTAGACTCTCGCATATACTCGATAATTTCGTTTTGATTCTGTAATAACTTATTTAGGTAATCTTGCGTGGATTCGTTAATAGCAACCACGCTACCGTCATTCAAAGTATAATTTAATTTACCTTCAACTAGAGTGTCTAATTTATTATACTTACGCAATTCGCAAATTACTGGGTCAACTGAAAAAATATTAGAGGAAGCCAACTCAACGTATGATTCAATTAATTTATCAGTAACTTTTACATCGTGATATTCTTTAATTATTTCTGCTACTTTAGTATTTGGAATTTCTTCGTATATTTCTTTTGTGACTTCCTCTACAAGAGAAGCAGATTGCTCTTCTTGTTCTTTTATTTTTAGAGTAGTTAAGAATTGCTTAAAGTGCATATTATTCAGCAGCAGGTTCTTCTACTGCAGGTTCTTCTTCCTGTTGATTAAACATAGATTGCGCAACGGTAACTCTCATATCATCAAGTTTAGCTGAAATCTTTTCAGCCATTGCAGCGTTAAATGCATTCTCAGTAGCAGTAGCGTCACCAGTTGAAATAGCGTTAATTAGTTCTAATGTTGTATTCATAATATCTCCTTAGTTATTCCAGTCAAACGAATCTTTTTGTTCGCCAGTAGGTTTCTTTTTGCCAGCTGGTTTTGCGGCAGCTTGTTCTTGTTTGTCAGCTTGTTGTTGTGAAGCACCTTCTTGTTCAGCAGCTTGTTGCTGTTGTGCCATAGCTTGTTGCTGATCTTGTTGGAACTGCATAGTAGGCTGTTGTTGAGCCAACTGAACTTCACCCTTATTCTGAGCAAATGTAATATTATTTTGTAGGCTTGATTTAATTTGTTGATCCATCAAATCAATTTGGTCATCAGTCATACGCAATAGGTTACGCTTGATCCACTCATCAGAGAAGAAACGACCGATATAAGGATCGATTTGTTGCAACAAAGTAACACGTTGTGTCAATAACTCAGCGTCTTTTAGTTCAGCGTAGTGGTTATCTTCTAGATAATCAAAACGAATACCTTGACGAATATCATCCCAATCTTTGATGTTGATAATATTCTTGGCAACTAACTGAACCTTTAAAGCCTCTAAAAATAATACTGCAAATTTCTTACGAAGTCTAACGATAAACTTGTTAAACTTAACTTCATCACGAGTAATCTCGTTTGAACGACCAATACTGAAACCTTCAGATTGCTGCATACGTGATACAGGAACGTTCAATGAATGATAAAGTTTATTTTGGAAATATTCAATATCTTCAATCGCACCTAAGTTTTGACCACCTGGTAGAGTAGAAATTTCAGTACCCTTGCCACCTTCACGACGTGGCATCCAGAAGTCTTCCATCATTGATAGGTGGCGACGATCGTCACGTGTTTCACCAGTAGTTGCATCGTAAACAATCTTGTTACGGAACTTGTTCATGATGTCGTTAACATACTGTTCAGCTTTTAGCTTCGGTAAGTTACCAACGTCAACATAGAAAATTCTACGTTCTGGAGCACGTGAAATACGATAGATGACTAAAGAGTCTTCAATCATCTTTAATTGATTAACTGGTTTAATCGCTTTATGTAAATGGGAAAGCGTCATACCAGAGTTCATATCCATAACACCTGATGGACAATGAACAACAGAATCTAATGGAAGTTTAACACCTTGGGTTGACTGTTCAGACATACCCTTATCGTTGTAGAGATAAAACTCATCAATCGTTTTAACAATCTCTACACCTTGTGGTGTTTTCTCTTTTTTAATGTTTTTGATTTTACGGATCTTGCGTGGATCAATAAAACGTAATTCTTGAATACCAGCCTTGACATTATTTTCGTCAAGTAAGACTTGGTAATATAAACGACCGTCAATATACCACTGACGGAAAATCTCATGACCTCGGTCATTAAACTTTAACAATCTAAGAATTTGAACAAACTCATCAGAAATTTTAGACTTAATACTTGCTGATACTTTTAGTTCGTCAAGAATAACTTCAACTGCTTGTTTAGTTTCATCAGAGATTAATGCTTCATTAACAATGTCTTCAATAGCTGCATCACAATCGCAGTATTGAGCAATTTCACGATAACGACGAATAAGGTCGTTTTCGTTTTTTAAAGATGCGTCTAAGTCGACGACCATACCATAGTAACCACCAGCATTTACACCACTGTTTACTACGGTACTGCCATCTTGATTTGATGGAGGAACTACCGATGGAATCGGTAGAACCTGCTCATCTTTTGAACGTTTGATTTCAAAGCCAAAAAGCTGCATTATATACTTATCCTTCTAAATTAAACTGGGAAAGAACCAACTGGAGTATTGATAGTAGTATTAATACCGAAGTTAGCACCAGCACCTTCGTTAGAAGTGAAGAAGTTGTAAACGAATTCAACGTCGAACTGTTCAATAGCGTTTTGTTGTTCGTAGTCTAGAGTGATAGCACCAATGTTAGTTGGGAACGCATCAGTGAACTTATAAGACTTAATAGTTGCACCGTTACGGTCTAGCTGGTGAACAGACAAGTCAACTTGGTAGTCAGTAGGGTTAGTACGACCGTTAGTTGTATTGTATTGTTGAATACCAGATTGCCATTGCTCAAGAGCATTACGGATGTTGAAAGTTGTATCGTTGTAGATCGAAACAGTCCAAGGTTGGAATGAACGCTCACCAGCGAAGTTCACTGGACGACCACGATACGGAATAGAAATTGTTTCAATAGTTGATGCAGGTAAAGAAGCAGCACGGCATAGGAACTGTGCTCTCTGACCAGCAATAACACCTAGTGTAACGAATGATGGGAAAGTCAACTCAACTCTGAATTGGTTAGGACGTGCACCACCACCGATCATCTGGGCTTTAAAGTCAGCAATATTTGCCATTTAAAATCTCCTTGTTATTACTTTATTTATTCGTTATAAACGAGGGGAATTTCTTCCCCTCATCTAATATTAGCCACCAATTTCGCTGAAGGCGATGCTTGAACGAGCTGCAACGAAGTTAAGAGTAATAAAGTTGATAGAACGAGTTGGTTTAACGAAAATATCAGCGATAAATTCATTACGGTCAATAACCTCACCAGTGTTGTTAGACTCATCACACTTAACTAGGAAGTCAGTAATACCACGACGACCTTGAACGTCACGTAGGAACGGCTCAATTAGGTTCTTGAACTGACCACGAGTGAACGCATCGTTAAACTCGAACAACTGATACTTAGCAGCAGTTGCGATAGATTTTTCAAGAACGATAAACAAGCGACGAACGTTAATACGGTCAAACGCAGATGGTTTAGCAAGAAGCGTCTTATCACCGAATAGAACAGTACCTTGACCTGGGAAAGTAACAACTGGGTTAACAGAGTTACGATATAGGTTGTCGCGCATTGTCTGATTTGGGTTAGTAGATAGACGAACAACGTTCTTGATCTGACCACGGTTTAGACCACCTGGAGACCACCATGGGTCGTTAGTGTAGTCAGTACGAGCACATAAACCAGCGATGTCACCGTTTAGTGGAACCCAACGATATACGTCGTTGTAGCGGTCATATTGATACTTGTAACCAGAGTCTAGAACAGAGTAAGAGTTGCTTGATAGTTCGTTACGATAAGCAATAATCTTGTTAACCGCAGTAGAACCGTCGCCGATAATTACTTCACCAGTAGTAACATCTTCTGGGGAAATAAACGCAACAGCATCTAGACGAGTTAGAGCAACGTTGTCGATAACAAAGTTAGCAACGTCAGCACTTGCTTTACCTAACATGATTAGGTTTAGATCGTATAGAGTTGCGTTAGAGAACAATTCAAACGCTTCCATCAACTGACCATCAGTACCTGAAGCATCATCGATACCACCAGATAGAGATTGAGTTAGAGGAGCAGTCATTGACTTGAACGCAGTTCCAGCCATTGGTTGACCCCAGTTAGTTGTAGCGTATCCGCCAGCAACTTGGTCAGTGTGATCAGTCCACCATAACCACTCAGAACGTGCATTAATAACGTCTTTGTAGTAGTTGTTAGAACCGTCAGGTTTCTTGTTATCAGAAGCCTTAGATACGAAAGCATACTTTTCTAGAACAGCGTTTTCAACGCCAGAGATATAACCCTTTTCGTCAATAACGATAATGTGCATTTCGTCATTAGAACCACCGATAATTGCAGAACCTTCAGAAGTTCCTGGAGCAGCGTCAAACTCATCACGGTAAGCCCATGTGGAGTAAGTATCACGGTCAGCCATAGATACTTTTAGAGAGTTGCCTAGTTTGCCTGGGTATTTTGCAGCCCATTCACCAGTAACACCAGCACCGTTAATAAAGTTAGCTGAGTAATATTGTCCGTTAAGAATTGCAACACCAGCAGTTTGAATATTAGCAGTTGCGATAGCAGTAGTGCCACCAACAGGAGCATCAGCAATAGCAATAGCTGGAGCAAAAGCCAAACCAGTACCACCTTCTGTAACAATAACTTCTGTAATTGTTGAAGGACCAACAGTAGCGATACCTGCAGTAGCACCAGAACCACCACCACCAGTGATAGTTACAACTGGATTCTTTTTATAACCATTTCCAGGGTTTGTAACGCTAATCTCAGCAATGCTGCTAGTACCGATTGTAGCAGTAGCGATAGCGCCAGAGCCAGTAGAATCAGTAATAGTAATTGTTGGAGCAGTAGTATAACCAGAGCCTGCGCTTGTAACTGTGATAGAAGAAATTACATTGTAATTTACAACTGCATCAGCAACAGCACCAGAACCACCACCGCCAGTAATTACTACAGTTGGTTCAGATGTATAACCAGAACCTTGAGAAACAATAGCAATAGAAGTAATTACATTACCGTCAGTTGTAGCAACGGCAGTAGCACCTGAACCGCCACCACCTGAAAGTGTTACAGTTGGTTCAGTAGTATAACCAGAACCTGCATTAACTAAGGTTATTGAAGAAATACCACCAGATAGAACTGCTTGAGCATCAGCACCTGAACCGCCGCCACCACCTGAGAAGTTGATTGATGGGGAGTTATAACCAGAGCCACCGCTAACAACAGTAATTCCAGTAAGACCAGCACCAGATAGAACTGCAGTTGCAGTTGCAGCTGAACCACCATCACCAGCAGAAGCTACAATAGATACTGTTGGTGGAGTAATGTAACCAGAACCACCAGAAGTTAAACTGATAGAAGTGATACCACCACCAGATAGAACTGCAGTTGCAGTAGGTTGTACACCACCAGCTTCTTGAACGTCATAAGTTGTAGCAGTTGCAGAAGCACCTGAACCAGTACCACCAGTAAATTCTACAACTGGGTTTTCGTAATTGTATCCTGGTGCAATAATAGTCACGCTAGTTACTAC